TTCGAGGGCTGTCCCCGTAGGTATCACGAAGTACGTATTCTTAAGAACTTTAAGTCGAAAGACACCGACGCCACGCTATATGGTACGGCAGTACACAAAGCGTTTGAAGAGTACGTTCGGGACGGGGCAGAGCTGCCACCTCAGTACTCGCAGTTCAAGCGGTTCGTTGAGCCGCTGGCAAAGCTGAAGGGCACCGTTCTGTGTGAGGAGAAGATGGCGATCAAGGCGGACTTTACGCCTTGCGGATTCTTCGATAAAGATGTATGGTTTAGGGGTATCCCAGACTATTTACATATAAATTCTGCCGGTACTGTAGCGCGGGTAGCCGACTACAAGACGGGCAAATCGAGTCGGTACGCTGACCCCGGACAGCTTGAGCTTCTGTCGGCGATGATTATGTCGTACTACCCCAAGGTCCAAGTGGTCAAGGGCGTGCTACTCTTCGTCGTAGTAGGAGATATTGTCAAGGCGGAGTTTCGACGAGAGCAGTTCCCCGAGATCATGTCCAAGTGGGCGGGGCGAGCCAACGACATCGAGGCCGCCGTTGATCATGGGGTTTGGAACCCACGCAGTTCGGCGCTGTGCCGTTTCTGCCCTGTCCATTCATGCGAGTACAACAATGCCTAGCAGCCCAAACTACAAGCGTAACTATAAAGAAGAGTACGAGCGGTACCAAGGTACGCCCAAGCAGTTAAAAGCACAAGCAGAGCGCCACAAAGCGCGACGCGAGTACGAGAAAAAGAACGGCGACCTACCTGACAGCGTAGACGTAGATCATAAGAAGCCGCGATCCAAAGGCGGCAAGTCGAAACTGTCCAACCTGCAGGCTGTACCCAAAGGGGAGAACCGCAGCTTCGCTCGTACAAAAGATGGAAAATTAAAGTCGCAAACCTCTAGACGGGAACGCGCAAAGTAAGGTAATATTTCTCTGACAATTCGCGTTGTCAGTGATTCTCCTGAGAAGTTTTTAGCTAGGTAGCACCCCTACCTAGCTATTTTTCGTCCACTTAAGTTTTTTTCTATGCAAATAATTGACAACCGCGCGTTGATGTTCAACACGCGTAAAGGCGCTCAGATCACTGCGCTGATACCAAAGAGTAAAGTGATCGACAGTAAAGACGGCGTCGACCGAATCGTAGTTAACTGGGACTACGACGAGGCACGTCTGCTCCGTAACCTTGGGGTGCGGAACGTACCAAGTCCGATCATCGGTAGGTACGAATGGCCCGGCATGTACACGCCGTTTGAGCATCAACGAGATACTGCGGCGTTCTTAGCAACGCACCCCCGATGTTTTGTGTTTAACGAAGCGGGTACTGGCAAGACTGCCGCCGCCGCGTGGGCCGCTGATTACCTCATGAATAAAGGCCAAGTCCGCAAGGTGCTGATTGTGTGCCCTGTGTCTATCATGGACACCGCATGGCGGGCGGATCTCTTTCGCACGTTGATGCACCGTAAAGTAGCCATCGCGCAAGGCAGTCGCACACAACGTACCAAAGTACTGCAAGGCGACTACGAGTTTGTCATCATTAACTTCGACGGCGTTAAGGTTGTACGAGACGAGCTGCAAGCCTACGGGTTTGATCTAATTATTGTGGACGAAGCCAACGCAGTGAAGAGCGTCAGTACAGATCGGTGGAAAGCGCTCGCCAGTTTAGTTACCCCCACTGCACGGCTGTGGCTGATGACGGGTACTCCTGCATCTCAGTCGCCGCTTGACGCCTACGGTCTAGCCAAGCTCGTGAACCCAGACGCAGTGCCGCGCTTTTTCGGCAGGTTCCGAGACTCTGTCATGATTAAGATTAACCAGTACAAGTGGGTGCCACGACAAGATGCGCAAGAAGTCGTGCACAAAGTACTGCAACCCGCTATCCGGTACTCTAAGGAAGAGTGCCTTGACCTACCCGACCTGCTGTACTCCACGCGTGAAGTCCCGCTAACGGCTCAACAGTCTAAGTATTACGAAACGATTAAGAAGCAGATGGTGGCGATGGCGGCAGGAGAAGAGATAACCGCAGTGAACGCGGCGTCGATGCTCAACAAGCTCTTGCAAATATCTCAAGGCGCGGTGTACACGGATGATAGGTCTGTGGTGGAGTTCGACATCTCTAACCGTTTGCGTGAGTTGATGGATGTGATCGACCAAACAGAACAGAAAGTTCTAGTCTTTGTGCCGTACCGTCACACCCTTGAGATACTGACCGACCGCGTCGCCGCCGCAGGGCATACAGCGCGGGTCATCCACGGCGGTGTCAGCGCTAATCAACGCTCGGAAATTATCAAACAATTCCAGAACGAGGATGACGTTCGCATCCTGCTCATGGTGCCTCAAGCAACCGCACACGGGATTACCCTAACTCGTGCAAATCAGGTCGTATGGTGGGGCCCAGTTAGCTCAACAGAGATATACTTACAGGCCAATGCCCGAGCGCACCGCGCGGGACAGAAGCACAACGTCACCGTGACACACCTACAAGGCAGTCCGGTCGAGCGGCGCATGTACACCATGCTGCAGAACAAAATCGACCTCCACAACGAGTTGGTTTATTTATATCGCCAAGAGCTTGACAATGAAATTTGACAGTGTATAATCCACAGCTCTAGTTCATTTCTATTCACTTCAGGAGTTCACATGTCGGAAATACGAAACGCCGATACGCTTGTGAAAACGTACATCAAGATACGTGACGCAAAGCAGGCAAAAGAGCGAGCGCTTAAAGAGGAGATCAACGCATTAGATGCACAGCTCTCCATCATTGAGCAGGAGCTTTTGGAGATATGCAAAGATACCGGCCAAGACGGCGGTAAAACTGCAAGTGGAACGTTCAGCCGTTCCGTCAAGCGTAGGTACTGGACCAATGATTGGGACAGTATGTACAAGTTCATCAACGAGCACGGGATGCCCGAGTTGTTAGAGAAGCGATTGCACCAACAAAACTTTGTGCAGTTCATCACTGAGAACCCAGACCTCATGCCCGAGGGTGTAAATGTCGAGTCTAAGTACTCAGTCACGGTCTATCGACCACGTTAACGTAAATGAAGGAAATCATCATGAGTAACATTTCATTGTTTAAGTCCGGTTCTGTAATCCCCGACTACCTCCGCGAGGGCTCCGACGAAACTACCAAGGCTATTGCCGGTAGCTCCGGCGGTAAGACCATCTCAATCAAGGGCGGCGTATGGCGCATGATTGTAGGCGGCGAAGAGGTCGCCAAGAACGAAGACCGGGCCATGAACTTTGTGGTTATTGCTTCTGGCAAGGGAGTTACCCGCACGTTCTACGCTGAGCAGTATCAGGAAGGCAAAGACATCAAGCCCTCTTGCTGGTCGGCTGAAGGTCTGGTACCCAATGAAGAAGTGCCAAACCCTCAAGCAAAGCGCTGTGACCAGTGCCCACAAAACGTCGAGGGTTCCGGTGATGGTAAGTCACGTGCATGCCGTTATAGCAAGCGCTTGGCAGTCACGCTGGAGAACGACATCAGTGGTAACGTGTACCGTTTGTCTGTCCCCGCTAAGTCTTACTTTGGTCGCGCTGATGGCGAGAAGATGCCACTGCAAGCCTACGGTAAATTCTTGGCAGGGCACGGTATTCCAATTACCGGTGTCGTGACTGAAGCTCGTTTCGATACTGGTGAGGCTGTGCCCGTCATGAAGTTCCGCGCTGTTCGCCCGCTGTCACAAACAGAATGGGAAACCGCCAAGGCGCAGAGCGAAACCGACGACGCACGTCAAGCCGTAGATTTTAAAATGGTGATCAAAGACAACTCACCCGCCGCACTGCCACACGCTTTTAAAGAAGCTGCGCCCGCTGCCAAAAGCAGCGTCGAGGTAGAGGTGGAAGAGGTGGAGGCTCCCGTAAAGCGCTCGAAGCCAAAAGCTACCGTGGAAGCTCCTAAAGCTGTTGATTCTATTTTAGACGAGTGGGCTACAGACGATGAGTAAGCAGGGACGAGGGCACTCTACCCTGTTCATTAACAGGGTCCGCTCCGCAGATCTAAGCAAGCCAGTAGCACGTCTGGCACGGGCATGTATCAAGCATAACGTTCCGGTGGTGTATATTGCCGACGATCTTGGTGTGACCCGAGCAACCGTGTACAACTGGTTTGCTGGCACCTCGGAGCCTCGTCCTCAGTTCCTGCCTCGCATCGAGATACTTACAGCGCGTTTAGTCGAGCGTAAGTGATTGACCGTATGGCGGCGACTAACTCTCGCCGCCATTTTTGCCTCTGTAGTTTTCCCATGTGAGGTTCTGTGACTGACTTCCTTAACTCTGTTCTCCCTGCGCAAGGCGTTTACTGCGCCGTCGGGATTCGGGCAGGTATCATCAAGCCGTCGTTTGTAAATACGATTGCCGATGTCGAGGCGGTTGGCGACGGGTTCGATAACAACGGGGTTGATGCGTACTTTGCATTAGCGTCTTTTGTAGAGCCCGGTAGCCGCACCGTTGCCAACGCCGCGTTTCTTCGCGCTTTCTTCCTTGATATTGATTGCGGGGCGGATAAACCGTATGCGGACCAGCCTGCCGCCGCTCAAGCCTTATCTATATTTCTATCTACAACAAATTTACCGACGCCCACAATTGTTAACTCGGGCGGCGGTCTGCACGTATACTGGCCTCTGACTGAAGACGTACCCGTAGATACGTGGATCATTCACGCTCGTAGCTTGAAGCGCTTGTGTGCGGCGCACGGCTTGATGGCTGATCCCGCTATCACGTCAGATGCCGCTCGTATTCTTCGGATCCCCGGCACGCACAACTATAAGAATGCTGTGGGTCGCGAAGTACAGATCATGACGTCTGGTGTGCCCACGTCGCTTGATGACTTTATCGAGTTACTACCGGCACCGCCTGTAGACTTGTCGGCTGCTCGCAGTTTTGGCATGGACGCCGAGACCCGTGATCTGGCAGGAGACTACCCCGCGTGTTCGTTTGCCCGCATCGCTCAGAAAAGTTTAAAGGGCAGCGGCTGTGCGCAAATGAACCGCGCGATACGTGAATCCGCTACGTTGGAGGAGCCGCTGTGGCGCGGCGTGCTGTCGATTGCCAAGCGTTGCATTGACGGTGAGACGGCGATTCATAAAGTCTCTAAGGGCCATCCAGATTACACCCCAGACGCCACGATCGCAAAGGCGGCTGAGACCAAGGGCCCGTATACCTGTCAGTGGTACAAAGACAATTACGGTGCGGGATGCGAAGGTTGCACGCAACGGGTATCAACCCCTATCCTGATCGGGCGGATTGTTGAGGCTGCTAAGCCTACAGAAAACGATACCTATATTGTTGAAGCTCCGGCGAGTGATACGCACCCCGCGATGGAGATTGCAGTACCGGCATTCCCGTTTCCGTACTTTCGGGGTGCGCAAGGCGGCGTGTTTCGCAAAGAGACTGACGGGGATGGCAACGTGTCAGAGGTTGAAATCTATCGCGATGACCTCTACATTACTGAACGGTTTTTTGACTCCGATGACTTTGGCAACGGAGACGGCGAGATGGTAGGTATCAACCTGCACATGCGCCAAGACGGGGTGCGGCGCTTCTACACTCCGGTTACAACGATTTTTGCAAAGGATAAACTGCGCGACGTCTTAGTACGAAACGGCGTTGTCGCTTATGGTAAAAAACTGGACGAACTTATGAGTTACTTCGCGTCATCCATTCGGAAACTACAGACTCAGTACGCGGCAAACAAAACCCGCAATCAGATGGGATGGACTCCCGACATGCTGGGCTTTGTAGTTGGGGAGTTAGAGTACACGCCCAACGGTACGAAATTGGCACCCCCAGCCAGTGGGACTCGGGAACTGGCGGCAGCGTTTAAGCCTACTGGTACGCTCGAGGAGTGGAAGAGCGTTGTAAACTTTTACGGTCGCCCGGGACTGGAGCCGCACGCGTTTGCGTTGTTTATGGGTTTCGGTTCCCCATTGCTTAAGCTCGTGGGAGGGAACGCTGTTAAGGGGGCTTGGGTGCATCTGAAAAGCAACGGGTCCGGCTCAGGTAAATCTACGGCGCAGATGGTAGCCAACTCTATCTTCGGGCAACCAGACGATCTGCTGATGAAGAAAGACGACACGTACAACTCCAAGATGCACATGCTGGGCATGATCAATAGCATGCTGTACACAGTCGACGAAATTACCAACGAGACCCCAGAGAACATCTCTAACATGGCGTACGGATTTACGTCAGGTCGAGGCAAGCACCGTATGGACGGGCAATCAAACAAGCTACGGATTAACAATACAACGTGGTGTAACTTTACGCTGACGTCAGCTAACTCTTCAGTGGTAGATATTTTGCAGCAGCTTAAGAGTACCGCAGACGGGGAACTTCGCCGTGTGCTGGAGCTATACGTGCCAACTTACACTGGCGCTACCAAGCTGGAAATTGACGCCCTGTTCTCAAAGCTCGATGACAACTACGGGCTAGCTGGGCCTATCTTCATGGAATACGTGCTGACGCACCGAGACCAAGTGGTCAAGATGCTGGCTGACATGCAGGCAAAGGTCGACCGCGAGTTTGACCTGAACCAGACCGACCGTTTCTACTCGTACCTCATGACCTGCGCGTTTACGGGTGCGCTTATTGCCCAGCGGCTAGACTTGCATGACATTAACATAGCGCCTGTCTATCAGTATCTCATCAAAGAAGTGGCATTGAGTCGGGCGGTCACTAAACTGGCAGTAGGTGACCCACTGGCTGTGGCACAGGAAGCTCTTGGCGCTTTCATTAACGAAAACGTAAACAACGCCTTGGTAGCCCCATATACTCCGGCAGGGGGAATCCCCACACGTCCCGCGATGATGCCCAAGGGTCACCTTAAAATGCGGTACGACCCCGACAATCGAGAGCTTGCTATCCCGTCTACGGAGCTACGCAACTACCTGACGGCGCGACAGATCGACGTCAAGGACGCGCTGCATCACTTAACGCAACAGGGCTACGTGAAATACGACGGTAAGGCTCGGCCTACCCGACTTGGCGCTGGGGCCATTGGAGGCCTGTCCGGGGTTCCTGTTAGGTGCTTTATCTTTGATGGGGACGCGCTTGGCATCGACCGAGATAACTTCGCCGCAGATACCGACTGAGGATATTCACGTCGTAGTCCTGCATAACACCGCGTTTTACATTCGGTGGGAGGCCCTTGGCTACGGGGCCTCTTTTTTCTTGCCTACTACTATGACGTTTAAGCAAGTCTTAACGGAATTGCGCCCCTACGCCCGCGCACTGAAGTTCAAGCTAGTCGCTTATCAACGATGCGAATACGGGCGTTACGGAGTCAGGGTCTGGCGGCTGCGTTAGCTTTACGAACTCGAGCCATCTCAATTCGAGCTGCGCGTACCCAGCCAACCAGTTCTACCTCGTAGCGTCGTACGTCTTCCAGAGCAGCTTTGCGTTCCTCCTGCGTCATTTCTGCCGCCGCCGCATTACTGTTTAGGTAGTTCCGGTATGCACGAGTGTCCTGCAACTGTTTGAGCGTAGAGTTAACTGTAGACTCCATCATTAACTCATCTTCGTGCTCAAGTGCGTACTTCTCCGCCGCTGCAATGTCTGTCTTAGCCAGCATACGCAGGGTATTCCCTGCCGACTGTGCCTGCTCGCGCAGGTCGTAGAACTCTGACAGGGCTCGAGTACCAACGGGATCGTACAAGTAGTTACTTAGAAGCGCAACCTTATGAAGGGGGCGGTCGACGCGGTCAGGGTTTATAAGCGCATCCGTCGTCATGCTAACTATAGAGGCCATAGAACCGAAGTAACCGCGTATAGCGTTGTCAATCAGGATCGGGGACACTTCTACTCCAACCATATCACGGCTAAAGTCCGCAATTGCAATTGCCAGCTCAGACGTATTGGACGCGCGTTGCTTGCTTGGATCAATATTCTGCTGATAGGTACCGATCAACTGACGTCCTGTCAGGAACGAGTAATTGGTCCATGCCTCAAGCAGAGGTTTTACCGCCTGCGGAATAGGCACGGCGCGGCCAAGATACTGTTCACCGATATAGGCCAATGCAGTTCGGACGGCTTCAAATGCGTCTTGTTCTTCTGGGGTACCCTGACGACGCATGTACTCAACCACACGCTCAGGAATCACCTTGAAAATAGCGCCCAATTCTGTCGGGACTGGCAGCTTATAGCCGCCCGGAAGAATCCAGTTGCTGTCCCGAATTCGCAGGTCCATGCTTTTATAGTCTTCGTCCTCATCGTCCTTACCCATCGCGTAGAGCGTTGAGAGGGTAGTCGCGATCATGGCACGAGACATAAACATCTTCATTGCCTGCTTACGGTTAACCGAAGCGCTAGCGTTTTTACCAGTAGCCGCGCGGTACAGCACGTCCATACCTTGCACGTATGCGTTGAAGAACGGAATGGTGGCTGTGGCTACTCCAATAAAGTCCGACGCCCCACGGCGGCGGAAGTTAATAAACTCACGGGCGCGGGTCTGTGCCAGCAATGGGTCGGCTGTTTCCCGCATCGTGTTATCGAAAATAGCTTTACGTACCGCCAAGTCGGAGGCTCGTGTGATGCCCTCAAGCCGGTGCATCAGGTTCTTAAACACACCGCGTGGCTTATACCCAAGGTCCGCCATGATTGACTCAGAGGGGCGTCCGTTAGAGACATCATACTCACCTGTCAGCCCCAGTGCGCCCATCAAGTCTATATCTGGGTGCTGTAATGTCGGCCTGACAATGCCAGCAATTTCGTACGCGCTGTACTTAGCAAAGTTAATAATTGAACTGCGGGCCAGTGCAATAGGGTCGCTCACGCCCGATGTCATCCACGCACGTTGAATGTCGTCTGTAACCTGCTTCAAAGCAAATGGAGGCAGGGAGGTAACCGTGGTGCGTAATAAGTTGGCGAACTGCGCCATGTACCGAATGAATGTCGGCAGGCGCGGATTCAAGTCTTTGAACGCCATTACGTCGTACTTACTGGGCAAGTCCCAATACAACATTTCGCCTTTAACGTAAGCGCCGACGGGGTTCTTCATGCCGTAAGTCACGCGCTTAGGATTCGCCGCAACGCCAGCGTCTTCGAGCGCCCGCAGAGTCGTAACGTTCGCGTCGTTCCGTACAACCTGACCGACCATCCAACCAAGTGTGTTGATGTAATTCTCAAACACATCCCCCACAGGACGCTCAATTGAGCCTTTTAGCTCTGGGAGCTTGCCGAGCTGAGCAAGGCCTTTTGCGGTGGTTTTCTTGACCTTTGTAAACCTGTCGCTCAAATCTTCAATCCGGTCGAACGGCACGTAGCCAACCACGGCTTTCCATTCATTACCCATTTCGGCAGTGATACGCCCGACGTCTACCATGCTATCAACTAGCGCGACACGCGCTTCATCCATGGCTTTGTTCATCTCGGCATACGCCGGATTGGAGTTGTACTCTTTCACCAGCGCGTCAATCTGAGCGTCGTTCAGGTGCAGTGCAAAATCGGTACCTTGCGTCGCGTTGGCTCTACGCATTTCGTCAAGGCGTTTTCCTTCTAACACGCGACTGGCGCGCTTAGTTGCCTCGGCTCGGGTGAGATTATTCTTCTCGGCAAACGCGTCAATTAGTTCAAATACAGCTACGGGAGCACGAACACCTTTTTTGGTCTGCACTTGCCATTGGCCCGTTTGTTTATCTTTAACGAGCGAGCCTTGCTTGAAGAACGACAACAGCAGCTTGGTGTAATCTTGGGCTTGCCGGAACAGCCCCATGGGGTTGAGGTTACCTAAAGCGTCACGCACTGCCCCATCAAACTGCTTAGATAGACGCTCCTCCACGGTCGCAGCCGTGTCTGCCGCCAGCGTGCGGAACTTAGTTGTCCGGCTTGGGTCTAGCGCTTTAGCGGATTGAGACGCGCCCTTAAACAGCCCAAACAGCCCTTTCTTTGTGACAGGGTTGAGCGGCCCCATAGATTCAATAACGTCATCCGCTGTGTAGTTCTGCTGGAAGTTCTGCGTAATTTCTGTACGACCCATTGCCTGCGGCGTGGTCTGAGTAGCACTAGGTGGCGCTCCAAAGGTCGCGGCTCGGGCCGCCTCGACTTCTTCAGGGGTAACGTCGAACAGAACATCGGAAACGCGTAGCAGCTCGGACAAAGCCGTATTTGCATTGGCGGGGATGCCAAGCAAGTCGCGGATCTTTGTAACAAATTGATTCCACAACGTTGTCTGCTTGTAGGGAATGGACTCCAGCATATCCTGCATGTCTTTGTTAGACAGCCCCCATGCCAACAACTCGTCGGTATTAGCCAACATGTTGCCGTTCCGGTCGACGATTTTCTGCTCAAACTCTGTTAGCGGCTCACCTTTGCTGATCTTTGCATTTAGATGGTCGACAACCCCATCAAATAGCGCTCGCAGTTCCGTTACTTTTTTGTGTAGGTCGGTACCTCGGGCTCCTCGCATACTACCAAACGAGACCGCACCCGCAAGAGCCGCGTGAATCAGCTCATGCAAAATAGTTTCGGTAAACTCTATCTTTGAGCTCGTACTTAGCGGAATGTTGTCCGGGTGCCGCAGTTCGACTGCTACCGTCTCAATACCCTTTACGGAATTGGATTGCGTGGTGGTTAGCCCAAGAGTACCGCTCGGCTGATTTGCGAGAGAAGTCACCGCCAGCGGCTGAAAGTCAACTCCGGCCTTGCTCAAGCGTTGCATCAGGACCAAGACGCGCCGTGCAATAACGCGCTGATACCCCATCGGTAGCTCTTGAACCATCAGCTTGGCTACGTCTATCAACGGCATACCATTGATTCGGTTAGCTAGCTCCGCAAAAACGGGGGCGTCCCTGTCCTCACCAGTGTCGACTTCTGCTTCGGCTTTAGCTCTCTCAGCTTCTGCTTCGGCTTTAGCTCTCTCAGCTTCTGCTTCGGCTTCTGCTTTAGCTCTCTCAGCTTCTGCTTCGGCTTCTGCCTTGGCCTTCTCAGCTTCTGCCTTGGCCTTCTCAGCTTCTGCCTTGGCCTTCTCAGCTTCTGCCTTGGCCTTCTCAGCTTCTGCTTTGGCTTTTGCTACTGCCGCTGCGTCTATAGCTTTGGCGCGTTCGTCCGCGCGTTTTTCGGTTTCTGCATCTTCGAGCGCCTGTCTCTCCGCCTCGCGTTTGCGCTGAGTATCCTCTAACTCTGCAATGGCGGCTTTGTCTTTGGCGCGGCGACGCAGCTCAGCTTGACGTAGTGCTACCTCAAAGTTGGGGATGTTTCGCAGCCCCCACTCAATGAAGTCCATGATCTGTTCGCGATCAGGGTTGGCTAGATCTCGCTGGATGTCCACAACCTCGTCCAGCGCGGCCTCAAGCTGAGGCTTAGACTCGGCAACACGAATACGCCGAATAGCGCGTGGTTCTGGGGCACGGTCGCGAGTAGTCTCGTCACCGCGAAGTTTCTTCTTGCCTTTTGGTGCTTCGCGCTGCTCATACGCCAACGGGAGCTGGAACGACGGCATCTTGGCTTTGATAGCCTCACGCAACGTAAAGTCAGCGGGAGTCTCTGGGGTAGCGGCGACAGGTTCACCCTGTACCGGACCGGCTGGCGCTGGGGGAATACCCGGTAGCTCAAGCTGGCCTAGTGGAGTCGGCTCTCGTCCCGTGTCTCCATCTCCAGTTCGAGCTCCTGTGCCAGTATCGCCGCGAGTATCTCCCAATCCTGTTTGGTCAGTTCCTTCAACCCCGGCGGTAGGGGCGCTTCCTTCGGCTCCCACAGCCGGTCCCACACCAGACTGATCTGGTCTAGCGTCAGAAACGCGATTCGCTGTAGGGCTGGGTCTAGCGCCACGTCCCGCTGTTGTGTCGGCTTGGGTAGCACGGCCTTCTCCTTCAAATGCTGCGGGTTCAGGTGCAAGAAGCTCACGTAAGATCTGCGCACGTGCGCTTTTACCTTTAGCGAGCGTAGGATCCGCATCAACCAACTGCTGAATACCAGCACGGGTTTTCCCTACTACGTTGGTCTCGAACCATTTCTTGCTGGTGCCAAGCGGGATGCCTACTTCGCCAAGAGCTTCCATGGTCATGGTGGGGTCTGCACGACCTCCACGCAATCCAAGCGCATACTGCCATCCGGGCCAGCCAGCACGAACGCCTTGATTAACTGGGGCCGGTGCGGGCTCTTGAGCGGGCTCAGCTTCTGCAGTGGCTTCTGGTTCAGGGCGGACTTCCCCAAACAAATCGGGCTGTGCCTCCGCGATAGCAGGGAATTTACGCCGTGTAGCACGGTCTTCACGTTCAGCTTCACGTTTTTGGCGAATGTCGCGCAACAGAACTTGTGAGGCGGCGTCGTCAAGTTCCTTTATACGAGCTTGGATCGCCGGGGTTTTCTCTTCGTCGGGCAGGGCTTTTAGCCGCTCACTTGCCAACACCAGCGTCTCATACGACCGTGTATCTTCCAGACCAAGCGGTTGCTGGACTTGAGTTGACTTGACAGGACGTTCAGCCTTAGTCTGTTTGGGTACTTTGGTGGGCTCTGTCTTGAACCCCGTCATCTCTTCCTCAGAGAACAAAGCACCTTGAAGGGGGGCCTCGGGTGAGGTTGGCCCCGCAGGGACTTGTGGAGGTGCGGTAGGAGCTTCGGGCGGCGCAGGAGGGGGCTTGGGCGCCTCGGCTGGGGGAGGCCCTTTAATTAGGCTTACGGTGCCAGCACCTAAACCACCAGCCAGACCTTCTTGAATACCCTGCCCTGCGACACCCTGAAGGGTCGGTACGTCCTTGCCTTCTTTCTGCAGCGCAATGTTAGCAGCCAAACGTTCTTGACCGCCCTGCGCACCTTCAGTAAGTACTTCTTGCCCGATCTCTTTGCCTGTTTTAACCGCTGCACTTCTACCGGGGGCCAACAATTTTTCTGCACCGCCTCTACCTGCAACAAAGCCAAGGCCTGCCCCAGCGACAATAGAGCCGAGGTTTTTACCCATGGACTGTAAGTCGTCGCCTAAGTAGCTCTGGGCACTGTCGGCTTTCTTTCTGGCAGCAGCGTCATCAAGCCCATCAGCTTTAGCCGCTTCGTATACGGCTTCGTAAATCGACCCTTTTACCGCACCGGCGCCTTGAGCGGTGCTCATAGCAGCCATAATGCGGGGGGCAAATGATTTAAGCACGGCGACGCCTTTGGCACCTAACCCTAGCAGGGCGGCAACTTTACCGCCTAATATCGCCGGGACATACGGGACAAACGAGCCCAGCGCTTGCGCAGCAGACTGAGCAGGTGCCTCCGCTATATCCATAGCCCCGGCTTTTAGCTCTTGAAACAGACTGCCGGACTCTTCCGCAGCTTTCATGCGTTCAGCTTGACGTTGCAGCTCGCGCTGTCGGGCAGGGCTTAGCTCTTTTTGCGCCTCGGCTGACGCTTCACTTAGGTATTCAGACGCTACGTTACCTGCCCCGACAACATCGGTAAGCGCTTTGGTTGAATCCAGTGCGCCTCGTTTAAACGACGTCCACAAGTCGGCAAGGCCGCCTTGGTTTTGGTCCACAGGGGGCGTTTCTTGCAGGGGGGATACGCCCAACACTCGCTTGACGGTTGCTTGAATTACTGTAGGGTCTGTCCCGTCGGGGAACTCAAGAACTCTCCCATCCGCAAGCTGTGCTTGTATGGCCATGCCGTACCTCAGTTAATTGGATTACCGTTTTTATCAAATTTTAATATGGGACCGCCCTTATCGGGTGGAGGTATCTTAACACCGCGCGCTTCGTCTAGGGCCCTGCGGTACCCATCAATTTCGGCCTGCAAAGCGGCGCGACGCTTTTGCGCTTCCGGGTCGGTTACGTACGCCGGTATTTCCTTAAGCTCCTTAGCTGCGCTTTCGACTTGTATCTTGAGAGCATCAATAACGGCTTTCTTCTCAGCGGCGTCTGCACGACGCTCAGCAGCGTTAAGCTGCATCATCGCCGCTTCGTAGGTTTTATCAGATCCATACATCTGCACGCGGGCGCTAAGCTCAGCACGGGCTTGCTCAACTTCTTGACCACGAGCCGACGTAAGGTTTGTGAGACGGTTCTGTTGTTCATCTGAGAAGCGTTTCTGAGTGTCGCTAAACCCAGTACGAAGACCGGTTTCGCGAGTGGCGGCCTCGGTGCGCTCGTCCTTCTCTAAGCCTGCGCGAGCATCAAGCATTTGTTTAGCCAT